ACCGATCAAATAAATGTTCAAGCTGAGGTACAAAAGACAACTCAAGAGCTGCAAAAAGAATATGGACCAGCTTTTCAAGATAGAATGAAAGTAGGTAACGGCGTTCTTCAGCAGTTTGGTAATGTAGATATTGCAAATATTGAGTTAGCTGATGGGCGGCGTTTAGGAGATCATCCAGATGTTATTAGAATGATTGTGAATGTTGGTGATTTTATTACTAACAAGGTTGGTGAGGATAGCTTAGAGGGCGTTAAGACCAGTAATGCTATCGGACCAGATGAAATAAATAATAAACTAAAAGAAATTACGGATCCTGGCACTCCTTACTGGGATGCAAAACATCCTCAGCATGGATTTTATGTTGAGGAAGCCATGAAATATAGGGAGATGTTAAATGTATGATAAAGAATTTAAGCTTGAGGTACTAAGAATGGTACTGGAAACTGGATCTGGTAGAATAATAGATGATCCATTAGAACGAGCTGACAAGTATTTAGCTTGGTGTGAAGCTGGAGATAAGCCTAATGGCCCTCTAAAAGAAAAGCCAACTAAGATAGTCGAGATAAGCAAAGGCCCTCGCAAAACCAAATAACTTTACGTCTGGATTCCCAGGTAGCGTTTTAATTTTAACTTTAAACTAACGGAGAAGTGTAATGAGTACACAAGTCACTACCGCTTTCGTTAATCAGTTTAGCTCTAACGTACAGTTATTATCGCAGCAAAAAGGTTCTTTGCTCCGAGGTGCTGTTTCAGAAGAAGCTGTAACTGGTGAGAAAGCTTTTTTCGATCAAGTTGGAAGTGTTGCGGCTGTCAAGCGTACAAGCA